TATGGCGCATGGAATAGATGTTAATCCGTACGCCCCGTGACCTTGCCAGTCATAATCATAATGTCATCCATACATTCTTCCCACGTTGGCATCCGTGGGAAAAGATTCTCAAGTTTGCATACAGCAAGGATGTTTTGAACCCGTTGTTCGTAGAGTTCTTTTCCATGCAAAGCCCACTCAAGAGCGCACCCCTCGACATTTTCAATCGTCGCATCCTCCAAACTTGAGGATTTTCGCACCCATTTCGGAATTTCATCGATGGTATCAAGATCCAATGGTGCCAAACACTTTCTACGTTCTTCGTCAAAGACGAATCTTCGCTTCAAGTAATTGACCTGACCAATTTTCCTCGTTGGGGCAAATTCAGTGTTCTTGGACTCATCCGTGTAAGTCATTCCAATGGAAGCATATGATTCAGCGATTGAACTTTGATTGAACCACTCCACCACATTGTCTGAGATGTTTACGATATTATCATCTCCATATGCAACCATAGTCACATTGTCCATAAAAGCTCGCATGTTCTTCATTCCCACCGGAGCCAAATCCATCCATACATAGCGCATGCTAATGCAGTTATACAACGAATTGATTACTGCAGTCGCAGGGCACCCTGATGGTTGAGAATGAGTCCAATGATATAACTTTCCTCGGAAAGCATGGATGGAGAACACAATTTCTCGAAACAACATTTCGCGCGTAACGGTGTCATCGTCCCCATACCAGGAGTTCATGACGTCAAAAACTCCCCAGAGGATGTCAGGATGCAGGGTGCCATCGAAGTTAGAAAAATCTCCAGCAATAACATGAGTGCCCTGACAGGTCATCAGTTCATGAATGTTATCCCAATCATCAGAAAAGACGTTGGTGCCTACGGAGATTTCATTATGATTTCGAAATCGTGCCGCGGCAGACATGAAAGCCATGAAGTATTGCCGAAAAAGAATCGTGAAGATCATCGGTCCTGCGGCAAATACTCTGGTTTTCCCAGCATCAACTTTCGCATGTGGGCGTCGTTCATCTTTAAGGGAATCAATCCAAATCGTTGGAACGCGTTTCCCCTGTTTGAGGTGTTCCTTGGCTTGCGCCAATTCTTGTTCCACTTCTGGAGAGGTATTCC